GGGCCGACCGTGTTACGGCGGACTCGACCTTTCCAGCAAGATAGACATGACCGCCTTCGTTCTACTCTTCCCGCCAGACGACATTAACAAGAAGTGGATAGTCCTGTCGCGATTCTGGCTGCCCGAGGATGTTATTCCTGAGAGAACGGAAAAGGACCGCGTCCCCTATGATGAGTGGTACAGGCAGGGTGTTCTCAAGGCCACGCCGGGGAACGTGATAGACTATAACTTCATCGAGGCTGAGGTTAAAGACCTCGCGGGCACATATGACATTCGCGAGATAGGGTTTGACCCCTGGAACGCGCAGCAGACGGCAACGAACCTGGATGCCGAGGGGCTGGTCATGGTCGAGGTTCGCCAGGGGGCAAAGAGCATGAGCCCGGCCATGAAGGAGATAGAGCAGCTCGTGCGGGGGAAAAAGATTCTGCACGGTGGACATCCAGTTCTTCGCTGGAACGTGGGGAACGTGGAGGTTAAGATGGACGAGAACGAGAACATCCGGCCGGTGAAATCAAAGAGTACGGAGAGGATAGACGGTCTGGTGGCCATGATTAATGCTATGGCGCGGGCGATGTTGCAGGAAGGAAGGCCATCCGTATACGAGACAAGGGGTGTCCGCACAGTATAGGGCGGTGATATCATCAAGGTTGACGCGAGTGACATTTTATACGTTGTAGGCTTGGGGCTGATAACATACGGCCTATATCTATTAAAAGCAGAAGCACTGCCGCTCTTTTGGGGAGCGGTGTTTATATTTGCTGGATACCTGTGCAGGGGGAAGTGATGCGAGATGGGTGTGATAAATGCGCTAATCGAAAAGCGAAGCCGGTCGTCTGGCCTGACAAAACCGGCCGAATGGTTGCTTAGTTGCCTGGGCGGCCGACCGTCAGCATCGGGGGTGCGGGTTTCGGAGGAAACCTCGATGCGACTGACAGCGGTATTCGCTTGCGTGAGGGTGCTGGCCTGGACAATGGCATCGCTTCCCCTGCCTGTATATCGGCGGCTTGAGCCGAGAGGGAAGGAGCGTGCGCATGGCCATCCTCTTTACGCTATGCTGCACGACCGGCCCAACCCAGAACAAACCAGCTTTACGTTTCGGTCGGTGGCTATGGCACACCTGCTGCAGTGGGGGAACGCTTATGCGGAGATAGTGTTCGATGAGAGGACGGCACAGCCGGAGGAACTGTGGCCCATCCCCCCCTGGAAGTGCAAGCCGGAGAGGACAAGCAGGGGCAACAAGGTGTTTGTGATAACCCTGCCCGATGGGTCCGAGAGACGGGTGCCGGGAGAGAGGATGCTACACATTATGGGCCTGGCCACGGATGGGAAGAAGGGTCTGTCACCGATAGGAATGGCGAAAGAGAGTATCGGCCTGGGGTTGGCCGCCGAGGAGTTCGGTGCGAGGTTTTTCAGCCAGGGGGCGAATGTCGGCGGGGTTGCCGAGCATCCGGGTTCCCTCTCTGACGAGGCTTTTGACCGTCTCCAGAAAAGTCTGAGTGAGAAGTATGAGGGCCTGGGGAAAAGCCATCGGCTCATGCTGCTGGAGGAGGGCATGAAATACCAGAAGGTGGGCATTCCTCCGGAAGAGGCCCAGTTTATTGAGGTCAGGAAGTTCCAGCTGGAGGAAATCGCCCGGCTCTATAACGTGCCCCTGCACCTATTGCAGCATCATGAAAAGGCAACCAGCTGGGGCAGTGGGATTGAACAACTCAACATTGGATTTGTGATGCACTCGGTGCGCCCCTACCTAGTGAACTGGGAACAGGAGATACAACGCAAGCTCTTTGATGGCGACGAATACTTCGCAGAATTCCTCATTGAGGGGCTGTTGCGCGGGGACATCAAGAGCCGATACGAGGCGTACACGAAGGGGCGCCAGTGGGGATGGCTGTCTGCTAATGATGTCCGGGAACTGGAGAACCAGAACCCGTTACCGGATGAGCAGGGAGACATTTATCTTGTGCCGATGAATATGGTCCCGGCCGACAGGCTAAATGAGGACGAAGAGCCCCCGCCAGCGATAGCGGACCTCGAACCAGAGGAGGATTCAGCGAGGCGACCGGCAGAAAGCAGGGTTGGAGGGGCGCGGCCGCGGTTTAATATAGCAAAAAGTTATCGCAGGGTTTTCAGGGATACCGCGAATAGAATTATGCGCAGAGAGAAGGCCGACGTGTTGCGGCAGGCGGACAATCTGCTCAACAACCGAAGCCTATCCGCATTCCGGGAATGGCTGAGCGATTTTTACAGCAAGCACCGTGAATTCGTTGAAAAAAACATGCTGCCGCCGCTATCGTCTCTGGCAGAAGCTGTCGAGGCCAGCGTCGCGGAGGAGCTTGATACCGATACCGACAGCCAGGAGCAGATACAGAAGTTCTTGAGGGATTACGATGCCACGCTTGCCCGCCGATACACCGCGACCAATGCGGGGAACCTGTTCGATGTTCTTGAGCGGGCAGAAGAAGCTGGAGAGGACGAGTACGAAGCCCTGGAGCAGGAGTTTGAGCGATGGGAGGAGTTTAGGGCTGAAGACGTGGCTCAGAACGAAACCGTCAAGCTCACCGGTGCGGTAACGAGGGTGGCTATGGCCGCGGCCGGCGTGTCCTACCTCATCTGGAGAAACACCGGACAGGACACCTGCGAGTTCTGCCAGGAGTTGGATGGGAAAGTGGTTGGCATAGACGAGCCGTTTCTCGCGGATGGCGACAGCATCGAGTCGGAGGACGGGAAGATGAAGGTGGAGGGTCCACGGTACCATCCTCCGGCACATAGGGGCTGTGTATGCTCACTGGAAAGCTCCGAATAGTATTATGCAGCTTATGCGAGGTGAGAGGGATGCCCAAAGAGCTAGAGATCAGACAGATGACAGCAGAGGTGAGAAGTGAAGGCGATGGCGAGGACAAGAAGGTTGCGGGAGTAGGCGTCGTTTACGATAAGTGGGTTGAAATCTGGCCAGGCTTTATGGAGCGGATTAAAAAGGGCGCCGTGGAGTTTGCGGGCGAAGTAAAAAGTTTCTTCAACCATAACCCTGAAAAGGTTTTGTCTGCCCTGGACAGCGATCCGCCATTGAAATTAAGAAACACGAAAAAGGGTCTGGAATACACTTCGCCCATACCCCCTACCAGCTACGGCAAGGACCTGGAGATTAACCTTGAACGGAAGAACGTGAAGGGGTCGTCTTTTGCGTTCGAGGTTGTAGATAGCAAGGCTTGGAACGAGGAAAAAGACGAGGAGCGCACATATTATCGCGACATAAAGAAGTTAATTCTCCACGAAATCGGGCCGGTGACAAACCCGGCAAACATACAAACTTCTGCCCAGCTCAGGACGGCAGAAGACACTTTTCAAGAATTCCTTGCCGCGAGGAGGCGGGAAGCCGAAGCGGCGGAGGAGGAAGAGCGTGCGGCATGCCAGGTGGAAGCCGGGCGCAGAGAGAGGGAAATTGAACTGCTTGAATATGAATCCTTTTAGGAGTGATGAATATGCGTGAAGTCATGAAGCTCAAGAGAGCCCTGCATTCGAAGGTCGCGGAACTCCGCGAGATACATGACAGGGCTGCCGAGGAAGAGCGTGCGCTCACCGAAGAGGAACAGAACAAGTATGACGAGCTGAAAGCTGACATTGACATGCGCAAAGCGGAAATCGAACGCGAAGAACAACTGCAGCAAGAGGAACTGAACGCACCCCTGGAAGACGAAGAGCAGGAAGACCGCGGGAGCAACGGGGAAACCGAGAAGTGGGACGGCGGGATTGCAGAGTTTCTGCGCACCGTGCTGAGAGACTCGCAGGACCCGCGCCTGCAGGAACATCGTGCGCAGGCCATGGACCAGGGAGTAACGGGTGGATTCTTGGTGCCGAAACAGTGGAGCAGCGAGATTCGCCAGCTGCAGCCGCAGGATGCCATCGTGCGCCCACGGGCAACCGTAATTCCTGCCGGCGACCCGCCCGATGCGTCGCTTTCCTTCCCCGCGCTCGATCAGACAGGCGCCCGCGGTGTCTATTCTGGTGTAACGGTGCAGTGGATAGGCGAAGGCGAAGCCAAGCCTGAGACGGACTCTAGGCTGCTGGAAGTTGAGCTGGAGCCGAAAGAGGTTGCCGCCTATATCCCCCTCACAGACAAGTTGCTCAGAAACTCCGATGCGGCCAGCACCCTCGCGACAACGCTGTTGCGTCGCGCCATTATCGCCGCTGAAGATGTTGCCTTCCTGACCGGCTCTGGCGTTGGACAGCCCCTGGGGATTATTGACCATCCCGCGACGATAGGCATCGACAGGACAGGCTTCCCCAGCGTAGCAGCTGGAGATAATTATACGGACCTTGTGAACATGTATGCTTCGGTCATGAAGGACGGCCCGCTGGTCTGGATCTATACGCCGACCCTTCTCCCCGAACTCATGACGCTGACCGACGTGAACGGGAACCTCATCTGGACCACGAGCGCCCGCGAGGGCGAGCCGAACCGTCTGATGGGTCTCCCCGCCATAGAGAACGAGCGTAGCCCTGTGATGGGAGAGCCCGGAGACCTGCTGCTTTGCAACCTGCAGCACTATCTCATTAAGGACGGCTCGGGGATATTCGTGGCCGCATCTGAGCATGTGCGGTTCCTGCAGAACCAGACCGTCATCAAGGCGTTCTTCAACGTGGACGGCCAGAGCTGGCTGACCGAACCGCTCACCCTGGAAGACGACCAGACTCAGCGCAGCCCGTTTGTGCAGCTGCAGTAAAATGGCAAGCGATGGGGGCGATTCCCTCAATATGATTTTTAGGAGTGATCCGCATGGCTGTTACCCGTAGGATAATGGAGGGCTTGAAGCCTGATGTGGCGAGAGAGGAAGACGAGCTTACCGGTGGAGCTACAGAGAACACCGACTTCTTTCATCTCCGCAAGAGCAGGCGGGCGATGTTCTATGTCGTCATCGGCAGCGAACTTGAAGATGACGAGAGCGTAAGGCTGACGGCGCGCCAGGCGACGGATTCGGATGGGTCCGACGCCGACGATATCGAGGACCGCGATGGCGATGAGGTCAGGGTAAACGTAGATGCGCCTGATAATGGTAGCGTGCCAGACGCGCATGTCGTAGAGATCGATGTAACCGGTGTTGCCGACGGAGACGAGATTACCATTAACGATGTGGAGTTTGAAGGGGCACTTGCGAGCGACTATGATGAGCAGGAATTTGATACCAGCGGGGCGGATACCGCTACAGCAACCGACCTGGCTGCATGTATCAATGCAAACTTCGATGATATTGAAGCAAGTGCTGTTGGCACGGATGTAACCGTTGAAGCTGTCGACCCGGGCGAAACCCTGGTCACGGTTGAAGACGCCCATGCCAACTATGATGTGGAGACACATCTGGCAACCGCGATAATCGAAGTTACCGCTGACCAGCTTGATGCGGGGTTTGAGTGGGTCGGACTTGAAATCCTCTCTGACAGAAACGACCCCGACCCCGATGTAACCGTATTCATACTGCGAGGCGACGCGCGTTATACGCCCGAGCAGAAAGTAGCGGCTTCTAACTAAAAAAGCGAAGGGGGGCGGGACAACCCGCCCCTTTTCTTGGGAGTGATAGGCATGAGTATCCCGGCCGACTTGTGGGATGACGACTGGAGAGCGACCCTGCCCTGGGGAACCAGGGAGGACGTTTCGGCGATCAGAGAAGTGACAGATATTCAGGAGCGGTGCATTGAATACCTGGGTTGCGAGATACTTGCGGCTGACGTGGAATTGTTCCAGATAACAGGTGGCCCAATCATAGTCACGGAGTTTGTTGGCATTGTTACCGAGAATATCCAAGGCTTGGCAACGACCACCAAGCTTATTGTGGATGTTGCCACTCCGGACCAAGATGTTGACCTTAGTACTGCGGTTGACCTGGATGGAAGAGCAGCGGGAACGAGCATCACGTTCACCGATGCGACGCCGGGCGTGCTAACACCAACGACCAACGGAGCCGTGGATGGCGTTGTGCAAAACCGGTGGCTGTGTCCCATAGGGAAGATCACAGTGGAGTTCAGCGCCGACCGAGACGGAGAAATCAACTGGTACATGGTCTACAAGCCGCTGTCTGTATCGACGAAGGTGGCCGTGTTGTGAGGGAGGGGGGGCCGCGTGCCCCCTTTTCTGGCTTTGAGGAGGTGGTTGCATGGCGAAATGCAAAGCTCTCAAGCCTTTTCGTTACGGCAACAGGGTGTATCGGCCCGGAGAGTCTGTGCGGATTAGTGGCGACGATGCCTCCATCCTCCGCGGGCGGGGCTTGATAGGTGGCAGGGTGAGAGAGAC